GTGTAGACCCTGGTTCTACTACTGGCTTGGCTGTCCTTAGAGAGACTGGTGACGGCTGGATAGCCGCCCATGATCAAGTTTCTGGCCCTCATGATGCGGCCCATTGGCTCCGCAGGCATTGTGAGGGTCAGTTTATTGAACTTGTTTATGAAACATTTTACATTGGGGATAGGACATTAAAGGCTGGTAACACTGGTGTGTTTGATGCTTTACATCTTATTGGTTGGATTACTGTGGAGTTTGATTTGTGGCTGGGTGTCCGCTTGTATCCGCAGTCCCCTTCAGAAGGAAAGACTATTAAAAATCCCCCGTTGAAAGCTATGGGTTTGTATACTCCTAGTTTTCGCCATGCTAATGATGCGATGCGTCATATTGTTAGACATCATTTGTCTCATAAGCCTGATAGCAATGTGTCTAAGGAGTATATAAAAAATTTGAGAAAATAAAGAAACAATAAAGAAAGGAAAAATTATGGGTGCATATAAAGATATCCAAACTGAAGCTGAAGAGAGGGCCGCTGATCCTGTGTTTAGGTTGGCGGTTATTCTTATCTTTGAAGACATAATGCAAAAGCTTATGGGGCAGATTACTGAGCAGTTTGCTAAAGCATTTGCGTTTCGTAGTGATCTACGCAACTTTGTGTGGAAGAAGGATAAGTAATGGATGTTATTGAATTGACGATACTTATGAAGTATGAAGCTCAGTCTAATAAGAATGTAGACACTGATATAAATAATTTAATTGACACTCTTCACAATGAAGATGTTTTTATTACTAGTAACGAAAGGGTGGTGCATAGGTATGTTCCAGTTGAAGGAAAATGATATTGTCGAATACCGACCTGATATAAAAGATTGGCGTATATATACTAAGACTCCTCATGAAGGTCAGTATGTTACGTTGCCTGATACGTATCTTTCTGCTTGGGATATTCGTTTGTCTGATCATTATGATTTGAAAAGAATTAATCAAGAGGGCGTGGATCGTATACATCAATGGGGTGATCAGCGTTTGTCATTGGAGTCTCGTAAAAGTATTGTTGAGAACTCTGATGAATGGTTTGGTTATCAGTGGTGGACAGGTCAGAAGCTTGGCCATGTTGGATGTGAGAATAAGTCTTTGTTTATTAACGACGGCACTGGTTTAGGTAAGACTCGTTCTGCTTTGTGTGCTTTGGATAATAATTTTAGGTTAGCTCCTAATATTATTGTCTGCCCGAAGGTTGCTATACCCGTGTGGACTAAAGAGATCGAGACTGTGTTCCCTGGCGCAGATTATATTACTATTGTTGGTGATGCCAAGGAACGAAAGACTAGGTTAAAGCATGTTGAGGATGTCAATTTTGTTATTATCTCTTACGATAACCTTATTAAGCATGTTAGTTGTAAGCATTGGCCTAATAGTAAGAAGCTTCCGGCAGGGGAACTTGATTTCCATGAATATAACTCGGTTATTATCGATGAATCACATAGGATTAAAAGCCCTAAGGCTTTGCGTACTCGTTGTTGTTGGACTCTTGCTGGTAATGCTGATAAAAGGATAGCGTTAACTGCTACTCCTACTACTGGTAACCCCGAAGATTTGTGGGCGCAATGGCGTTTCCTTGCACCTAAAGAGTTCCCTACGTTAACTGCTTGGCGTGAACGTTTTCTTAATATGCGTGAGAACTGGCACGGTGGTTTAGATTGTATTGGTTGGAATGAAACAGGTCATACACATTACCTTCAGATATGTGGGTGGCGTACTACCCATAATCAGTTCGGAGATAAAGCTGTTGCTTATGCTATGCGTGGTATGACGATACCTGAAGAAGGTCCGCATACTGTTATCAAGGTTCCTTTGAACACACTCCAGCGAAAAGGGTACGATCAAATGTTGGAATCCTATATATCAGATTGGGATGACAATATTCTTATCGCTAAAAATGATTTGGATAAGTTCACTAAGCTTAGACAGTGGGCTAATGGTAGACCTGTTTTGAATGACGCCAATCGTGTCATGGGTTTGTCTACTCCTTCTGCCAAGGTTGATGCGATGATTGATCTACTCGAAGATGTTGATTGTAATGTTGTTGTATTTTGTGAGCATTCTAAGGTAGCTGGCATGATTTATCGTGGGCTTGATGAGCGTTTGCCTCAAAAATTTCTTGTAAATATTATTACTGGTGATACCAGGCAAGCCTCCAGGGACCATATCATTAGGTCTTTTCAAGATGTTAATGATCTGACTCGTAAGATTCTTGTTTGTACTAGTGGCACGATGTCTGAATCTGTATCTCTTACTAACGCTGGTTTGCTTGTGTTCGCTCAGGAACCAACCAGCTTACAACAGTTCATTCAATGTCGTGGTCGTGTTCGTAGGGTAGGTTCAACTCATGTTGTCCCTGCTATATCCCTCCGAGCTGAAGACACTGTAGAGGAGCACCTTGCTTTGCATATGTCTAATAAAATAAAGGTGTATGAAGAATACTTTGAAGCTTTATCTAATGAAAGGAAATAAAGATAATGGGTAATTTAAGAAAGATAGGTGAGATACCTGTTGACTCAGGTCAGATGATGTTAATAGATCCTTGCTATATTCTGGCTGATAATAATACTAAGGATGAAAAGTTAAACAAGTTATATGAAGATGCTTGTAGTGTTTCATGTAGCGATGAGATGGCTGGAACATTTAACCTTGGTGCAGTATGTAGTACTGGCTACGGTGATGGTTCTTATCCTGTGTACGTTGATGTAGAGGATGGTCGCATCTCAAAGATGGTGATTAGATTCATCAGGCCTAACGCTTGGTACGAAGATGATGAAGAAGACATGGATTGGTAGTATACTCTAATCCATGGGTATGACGTTCGGAGCTTGGCTCAGATACGGAATTGAAGAAGGGTATTGCACATCTAACTACTGCGCTAACCATGACTTGTATGCACCTGAAGATGGAGAACTGTTTGGTCAGCTCGCTGATGAGTATGACGGTATGGATTTCTGTTGGCCTACAGTCAGGTTACGCACGTTAGCTGAGGATGTTTAGTGGAACCTAAGATTCTGTTTTATGACATTGAAACTGCGCCTAACTTGGCGTATGTGTGGGGCCATTATCAACAGGATGTTATAGCTCATGAACGTGAGTGGTACATCCTTTGTTTTGCTTGGCGTTGGGGTCATCAGAAAACTATACATGCGTGTGCTCTTCCTGATTTCCCTAAGACATATGCTAAAGATCCTGAAGATGATTTCCATGTAGTAAAGAAACTGCATGAATTATTTGATGAAGCTGATGTTATTGTCGCTCATAATGGAGATGCTTTTGATTACAAAAAAGCTAACGCCAGGTTTGTTAAACATGGGCTTGGTCCTGCATCTCCTGTTAATTCTATTGATACTCTCAAGCTAGCTCGTAGACATTTTAAGTTCACCACTAATCATCTTAATAGTTTAGGTAAGTACTTAGACATTGGTGTAAAGACTGACACTGGTGGTTTTAAAACGTGGGCTGGCTGTATGCGAGGTGATCCTGCGGCATGGAAAACCATGGTCAAGTACAACAAGCAGGATATTAATTTATTGTACGACGTGTACATGGCGTTACGCCCTTGGATGAACAATCATCCTAATTGGAATATGTATACCGAAAAGAATGGTTGTCCTACGTGTGGTCATAAGCAGGTTATTCGTCGTGGTTATAGACGTACTCGTACTATGACATATATTCAATATCAATGTAAGGGATGCGGTGCTTTTTCTCGTCAGCGTGTTGCTGAAAAAGATTATCGCCCTGGCATTGTTTAAATAATTAAATAAAAAAACAGAAAAGAAAGGAAAAGTTATGACTTACCCTATGCGTAAAGAAGAAGATAAAGAGGAGAACCAGACAGAAGTTCTTTCGACAACACTTGAATATGATCATGGGCAGAATCTAATTGTCCATGCTTATGTCAAGTCTAAGCAAGTTGAAGGCGTGGAGAATGAGCATAAGTTTATGCACAGTATCCTTGTCGATAATGCCTGTAAAGATGCTGGCAATAGCGCTTCATGTTCTATTTGGGGCAGTCGCTGGTTCGATAACTATGATGATTGCGTTATAGATATGAACGACAAGCTAGCCAATTCAATTAAGGAAAGGTACACGATTCATGAGTAATTGTCCTTGGTGTCAAGATACAATAGAAGAACCCTACTATGCGTTAAGCAGACTGGATAACGAGACAAGGATATGTCCTTCTTGTGGCGTAGCTGAAGCTCTTATGCAGTTCAAAAGAATGGAGAATAATGAATAGCACAGTAATAGAAAGATTCAATGAGGAAGGTGAACGGCTTAACCCAGCAGGCAAGATCAGTGTGTCCGCTACTGGGTTGGTGACGTACAGTGTTTGTCCTCGTAAGTTTAAGTGGTCACGTGAGGATGGCTGGGAGTATGATGGGCCTAAGAAAGCTAATGCTATGTGCCTTGGTTCGTTGGTGCATTACCTTATTGAGGTTGGTATACCTGTTATGGTTCAGCCTGAGTATGGTCCTATGTCTGCGATGGAGGTAGCGAAGCGTGAGATTGATTCTTGGATTGCGGCTTATTCAGATAATGAGATTGTGCAGTCTGAGATATATGAGAAGATAGTTCCTTACGCTAAGGTCATGGCGTTTAATACTTTTCTTTGGTTTGAGGAAGATAAGTTCTTTGATCGTTATGACATTGTTTCTATGGAGGAAGATCATGCTTGGTATATTGACTTGGGTTGGGAGCTTAGGTGTCGCCCTGATCTTATTGTACGTGATCGGGTTACTGAACAGTTAGGTATCATTGACTTTAAGACTGGTGCTTCTGTTGATCAGGCTCCGATGAACTCTGATTGGCAGATGCGTACGATGGCTGTGGTCATGGAGCATGTGTATGATACGCCTGTTTCTTTTGGTGGTCATCTGCGTATTAAAAAGATTAAAGACACCAAGCGAGCGAAGCCTCCTTATGTTCAGCTTAATGAAATGCGTTTTGATTCGGAAAGAATTAAGTTAGCTGAGGATGAAATTACTCATTTGTTGCATCAAATAAGTTCCGACGTGGTACACTTACCTAACCCTACTTGGACTTGTCCCTCTATGTGTAGTTTTTACGACGCATGTGAGGCGAAAAGTGCTAACCAAGATTGGGAATACGTAATGAAAGTTGATCACAAGAAAGGAACTTGATGAATGATTTGAAAGTATTCCTCCACATACATGGAGTGTTTGGTTCAGGTAAGACAGCGTTTGGTTTGTCTGGCCCTGGGCCTCGTTTAATAGCTGACGTTGAAGGCGCTAGCTTTAAGTCTAAGTATGGCGGAATAAAAATTCTTTGGGATGACTGGCATAAGTCTGGTCAAGATGACGCTGATACTGTTGTCTATCCCATTAAAGAAGAGGATGATCTTAAATGGATTATTGATTACCTGAAAAAGGGTGAGCATCCGTTTGAAACATTTACTCTTGATAGCTTGACTTTGTATCAGACAAAGTTAAAGCGTGAACTTCAACAACCTAACCAAGAGTTTAATCCTGATGCTGAGTTTACGTTCCATGCGTGGAATCGTGTGCTTAATCATATGCTTATGCAGTGTGAGGATCTCTTGTCTGTTGTTGAACCTAGTGCTAAGAAACCTATGAATGTTTGTTTGATATCTGCTACTGATCGTGAGGCTCATTACATGCGCCCATTGTTGGAAGGTCAGATACGTAAACGTTTGCCAGGTTTAGTAGACATACATGGGTTTATGAAACTGCAACGTGATAAGCAAGGCGAGCTTCGTCAGCTTATGCAGTTTGAACCTACTGATCTTGTTGATGCTAAATGTCGTTTGTGGCAAATTGCAGAACAGCATGATAAAGGATACATTGTTGATCCTACTATTGAAAAAATATTAGAAACGCTAAATAAATAAAATAAACAAAGGAGAAGATTATGCCTTCATTTAGTGATTTACGTTCTTCAGCAGAAGAGCGGTGGACACCCGAAGAGGGTGGCGAATATACGACAGTCGTTGTTGAGTGTCGTGTTGGTGAAACAGCTAACGGATTTCCATCTGTTAGTTTGTGGCACGAAGTTGTAGGTGGTGAAGATTCTGGAGAACGTTTCTGGGATAACACCTACTTTTCATCTAATGGTCGAGCCAATGCTATGGCATTTGCGAAGCTTGAGGCCGCTACGTCTGTAGCTAA